TACTTCTATGCATGATTTGGAAAAGTCCATGCCCGATTTTTATAAGCGGCCTAGAGATTATAGAACAGGAAGTAAACTTGATGGGCAAACGCTAGATATTTTAAGAAGGGTAAAAGATGACCCAGATCAGCAAGTTAAAGTTTATCGTGCGGTGCCTATTAATGCTTCTAATACTATTAACTATGGTGATTGGGTTACTGTTAACAAACAGTACGCAGAAGACCATGGTGCAGGAATGCCTGAAGGATTTAAGGTTATTGAAGGTGCGGCACCAGCAAGAGATTTGAAAACAAACGGTGATTCTATACATGAATTTGGATACGCTGCACGTCCAACCAAAATTGTTGCTTTATACCACTCGACCAATGAGGACTTTGAAGAGTTTGATACGGAAAAGTCGGCAGATGGGACAATTTGGTTTTCTGATAATTTAAGTCTTGTTGAGGGTGGTTATGACGGTGCTTCAGGTAATGCTCTAGTAGTTACTCGTTATATAGATGAAAGTAAGTTGGCTTTAGCTTCACGTTCTCAAGAAGATAAACTAACGCATTCACAGTTGCAAAGTATGGGCTATGATGGTGTCAAATACACTGGGTCAAAAGATAACGTCTACCAAATTTATGACCCTAGTAAATTACAAACTACTGAAGTAAATCTTTCCACATTACCAGGAGCATTAACGCAACCTGAGTCACCTCAAATACCATTCGACTTTACTACACCTACCGTTGGTCAAATCAAGGATAAACTTGAGGATGCCAAGGGTGCTGTACAGATGGTCATTGGTAAGCCTGGTACTAAGTTTGAGAAAGGCTTGTCTAGCTACCAAGACTACAAAGAACTTGCAGACCTACTTGATGTATCTATAGGTGTCTACGACAGTCAAAAAGAATTTATGAAAGATTATTCTGTAGGCGAAGCCACCATTGGTGTGTTTGGTGCAGACGAAGGTGGAGTTTCAGGTCAAGTAGGACTGATGCGTGGAAACAAAGAGCAGGACTTTATACAGACCTTAGCTCACGAAATGAGTCATGCACTTGAATCTCGTCCACAAAGCAATCAAGAGTCTCCTTTAGTACAAAATAGAAAACTATCTCAAAGACATGAGAAAGCTGCAGCTGACAAAAAGTCTAGCGTTTATTTAGGTAGCTTGCGGTCTAAGATGAGAAAAGAAATCCGCAACGAGACACCTGTCAAAGATGAGATAGAAGTACTACAGGACGGTACTGTTGTGTCTATAGCCGCTCGTCCTGATTTGCCCGGTAGACCCATACGTTTTAATGTAGAGAACACTATCGACATGTACTCTGCTAGTAATCCAGATGCAACCGTTGCTCAAATGTTTAGTGACGTAGTACCTCAGTTTAGGCAATACCAAAGTTACATTAAAGGCGATGCTGAATTTGCTGTAGACCCAGTTATGTATTACTTGATAAATCCTAAAGCTATGAAGAAGGATATGCCTAACACCTTTAAGTTTATTCAAAAGCATTTCAACGAAAGTAACATTCCAGTTAAATTCTTTGCTAGTCCATTAGCAACTATCGTAGCTATTTTGATGGCAGGAATGATAGGTGGAGAAGAAGAAGAGAACCCAGGCATCTTGACTCCAAGACCTGGGATGTTGTCAGCCTAAAAGGAAACCCCATGAAAGTGAGAGCATATGACCTGGTCAACATTTTGAGCCAGGTAGACCTAGTTAAATCATCAAAGTTACTGTCCCAAGAACAAAAGCAGCATGTCTTGAAGGAAATGCTGACAGACCTTCCCATGGACATGTTCTGCAGTGGTCAAAAGAATACGAGAGCTGCATTGGTTGACGTTTTAACAAAGGAGATAAAACCAGATGAGCCCAAGAAAAAAGTCACCCCCAAAGGTAAAAAACCCAAACCTAGCGAGAAAAAATAGTTACTTCAAGACACTCATGTCCACGCCAGAAGGACGAGAGTTAAGAAGACAATGGTCGACAAAGCCAAGGAAGAACCCTGGTAGACCTATGGGTGTTCCTGACGGACATACTAAAGAAACAATTGCTCCCATCAGAGAACAAGCTAAAAAGGACGCTAAAAAGGTAGTGAAAATTATGAGTGATAAATACAACATTGAAGATGAGTATCAAAAGGAAGCCCTTACAACTGCAGTAGAAGTTATGCGGTTAGACGGTCAGTCCAGAGAAAGACTTGCAGCTGCACGTCTAGTCTTAGATTTTACAAAGAGCAAGCCAGCAACAAAGTCTGATGTCTCTATTAGTAAAGCCGAAGACTTCTTGGCATCCCTTTTAACTGAAGAAGAAGAGCAAACACATGAACAAGCAGCTGAAGGAAGTACGGAAGAAACTGCTGACTGATTTTGATTTTTACTCTAAGTCTGCCCTCAAGATAAGAACTAAAGAAGGCAAGATTCACCCTCTTAAAATAAACGCTGCACAGACAATACTTAACAATGCTGTTAATGACCAATTGTCTACCGAAGGCAAGATACGCATTATTATTCTGAAAGCTAGGCAGCAGGGTCTTAGTACTTACACTGGTGGATACCTTTATTACTCAGTAAGTCAGCAAGCAGCTAGAAAAGCTATGGTTGTTACACACCATGCAGATTCGACTAGGGCTCTCTTTGATATGACTAAGAGATTCCACGAACACTGTCCAGCTATTCTTAAACCACACACTAAATACAGTTCACGAAGGGAGATAAGTTTCGATGTCCTTGATTCGAGTTTTGTTGTTGCAACGGCAGGTGGTGAGAGTATTGGTCGAGGTGAAACACTTACTCATGTCCACGCTTCAGAACTTGCGTTCTGGCAAAAATCTACAGCCTTGGACAACTGGAACGGACTCACTCAAGCAGTTCCTAACTCCCCAGGCACAGCTATTTTTGTTGAGAGTACAGCTAACGGTGTCAACGGTATTTTTTATGACCTTTGGCGTGGTGCTGTTAATGGTACTAATGGTTACGTTCCTGTGTTTATCCCTTGGTATATTGACCCTGCGTACCGTGAGAGTGTGCCAGAAACATTTGAAAGGACTCCTGAAGAAGAAGACTTAGTAGACAAGTATGACCTAGACAATGAGCAGCTCATGTTTAGGCGTAAGAAGATAGCTCAGAATGGTATCGACTTGTTCCGTCAAGAGTATCCATCGTATGCCGATGAAGCCTTTTTAACTACTGGTAGACCTGTGTTTAACCCTGAGCAACTAGCAGAACAGTTGACCTCTACAAGAGACTTAGAGTCTCGTCTTGCTTTAGAAGGCGATGAGTTTGAGAACAACCACCGTGGAGAGCTTTTTGTCTTTAGACCTCATGTCCCTGGTGAGCAGTATGTCATCGGTGCTGATGTGGCTATGGGTGTTCGTGGCGGTGACTACAGTTGCGCTCAAGTATTAGACTCAAAGAAGCGTCAGGTCGCTATATGGCGAGGTCATGTACATCCTGATTACTTTGCGACAATCCTTTATAAGCTTGGCGAATACTATAACGAAGCTCATATCTGTGTAGAAAACAACAGTCATGGAATCTTGACATGTACCCGGTTAGGTAAAGACATGGCCTATGGAAACTTTTACACAGAAGTACAGCACGACAAGGTGACTGACAGAGAAACTGTAAAACTTGGATTCTCTACCACCGCAAAAACTAAACCCCTAATCATTGACAAACTAAGAGCGTCAATGCGTGAAAATGAAATAGAACTCAATGACAAAGTGACTATAAGAGAAATGATGACATACATCGTTACTGAGTCAGGTGCTATGCAAGCAGAATCTGGTTGTTTTGATGACTGCGTTATGTCCTTGGCCTTAGCAAATTATGTGCATGAGGGTGCCTGGGACCCTATTGATTCTTCAGACAGCTACTACATAGAGATGGTATAAAAATGGCAAAGAAGCTAAAAGAGAAAAAACTGTCAGATAGCAACATCGTTGCTTTGGTAGACGAGCAGGTAGGCTTATCTGTTGGCTTTGCAGACTCAGAGTTATCTACAGAAAGAGCAAAGATAATCGACTATTACAATGGAACTTTGCCCAGACCAGTACATGAGGGTAACTCTAAGTATGTTTCTTTAGATGTGTACGATGCAGTTGAGAGCCTGAAAGCAGCTTTACTCGAAACCTTTAGTGCTGGTAACAAGACAGTACGTTTTGCTGCACAAAATGAAGATGACGTAGAGAAAGCCAAAGTCTGCACAGAGTACACAGACTACGTTGTACACCGTCAAAATGATTTGTACACAACTATGTCTACAGTTATCCATGACGGTCTTATTGCTAGAGCAGGAGTTGTCAAAGTATTCTGGGAAGAATCTGTTGATTATGACTATGAAGATTTTACTGATATTACTGACAGTGAACTGAATCTACTGCTTGCACAAGAAGGCGTAGAGTTAACAGAAAGCACCACTGACGAGCTTGGATTAATCTCTGGCAGCATAAGTATTGAGTCTGACACTAGCCAGGTAATCATTGAGAACGTAGCTCCAGAAGAGTTTCTTATTGAAACACAAGCAAAAAGCTTAGAGGACGTTAACTTCTGTGCCCACAGAACTAAGAAGACACTGTCTGACTTACGTCTTGAAGGTTACTCAGAGAAACTATTAGACAAGATTGGTGAACACCACGATGTCGACATGGATACAGACCCAGAAGTCCTTGCTAGGTTTGACAATGTAGGAAACTTCCGTGGCACAAAGACTGGTGGTTACCAGGACCAAGTCCGTAACGTCATGGTCTATGAAGCTTACATTATGTTAGACGTTGAAGGCTCAGGTGTCGCTGAGTTATACCGTGTCATTAAAGCAGGCAACGTATTACTACTAAAAGAGAAGTGCGCCAGAAAACCATTCGTTACTTTTGTACCTCTACCAGTGCCTCATAGTTTCTACGGTAACAACTATGCAGACAAAGTAGTTGCTACTCAAAATGCTAGGACTATATTGACTAGGTCTATCTTAGACCACGCCATGATTACTAATAATCCACGTTACACAGTAGTCAAAGGCGGCCTTACTAATCCTCGTGAGCTGATTGATAACCGGGTAGGCGGTATTGTTAACGTGAGTCGTGCAGATGCCATTGCACCCATGATGCAAGCCCCTCTGAACCCCTTTATCTTTAACACGATACAGATGTTAGACGAAGACAAAGAAGACACTACAGGCGTGTCTAAGATGTCTCAGGGCCTTAACAAAGATGCTCTTAGCAAGCAAAACTCAGCTGCAATGGTTGAGCAACTTGCGACCATGTCTCAGCAGAGACAAAAGATAATCGCTCGTAACTTTGCTACTCAGTTTGTTAAGCCTTTGTTTCAAGAAGTTTATCAGCTTGTCTGTGAGAATGAGCAACAGGAACGCATTGTCGAGTTGTCTGGCAAGTATGTCCCTTGTAATCCACGCGATTGGAAAGAGAAGCGCGATGTTGTCATCGAGTTAAACCTTGGCTATGGAGAGCAAGAGAAAGAGTCTCAGAAGTACCTGGCACTTCATGCAATGATGACTAATGACCCTAACCTATCAAAGATGTACCAAGCACCTAACCAGTATGCTTTAGCATCAAAGATTATGGAGCTGACAGGTATTAAAGAAGTCAGTGCCTACCTTACTAATCCTGAGAATCTACCACCTGAGCAACCAGACCCTGCAGAAGAAATGCAGATGCAAATGGCACAGAAGCAGCTTGAGATACAAGAGCGGCAGACGGCCATGGCAGAAACTAAGGCTCAGGTAGAAGCACAGATTAGTCAAATGAAGCTAGAGCTTGAAAGAGCAAAAGCTGAGAACCAACACGCTATACAGTCTGACAACCTTGACCTCAAGGAAGAGCAGCTGAAGCACAAGAAGTTAATCGCTGCAGCGGAGCTACTACTGGCTCAACAAGCTGAGGAGATTACTGCCATTGCATCACCTAATGGTTAATGCATTGACCTTAAACCTATGTTCTTAAAGGAGAGCAAAAATGACTGAAGAAGAACTAACTGTACTTGGTAATGACGCGGAAACTCTACTTGCAACAGAGTCATTCACAAGAACTATAAATCTTATGGTGGACTCTACTGTCCAATCATTCTTAGCTTCTGCACCTGATGAGGCAGACAAAAGAATTGAAGCCTATGCACACTATCGTGCTGTGGTAGACATTGTGAATACTTTGCGTCAGCAAGTCGAAGTGCGTGACCAAATCGATGCCAAGGTAAACGAAACTAATGATGAAGAAGAAGTAATAACTGAAGAGGAATAAGACCATGCCTAACGGTAACGTCAATAGCAATTCCATTTCTGAAGCAGCACTGACATTAGACGATGCTGCAGAAGCCATACTTGGAAATTGGGAGGACCCGGAAACGGTATCCGAAGAAAAACAAGAGGCAACAGATGAAACTACAAGTGAGACTGAAGTAGAAGATTCTGTCGAAACTGAAGATGAAACTGAAGACCTAGAGTACGAAGAGGACGATGAGGACCCTGAAGAGGACGAGTCTGAAGACACTGAAGATGACCAGGAAGAAGTAGAAGAACAAGACGAAGACAGTGAAGAAGCTGAAGTCGTTGCGTTTGATGATGATACCCTGGTAGAAATTAGTGTTGATGGTGAGTCTAAGCAGGCATCTATCAAAGACCTTAAAAGATTGTATGGTCAAGAAGCGTCTTTAACTAGAAAGTCTCAAGAAGCAGCATCACAACGCAAGATGGCTGATGAACAACTGCAAAAAGCTGATGCGTCATTACAAGCAATGATTAGTCGAGCCCAAGAACGGTTCAAACCTTACTCTGAAGTAGACATGCTAGTTGCGTCTAAAAACATGAGTGCTGAGGATTTTACTCAACTTAGAGCAGAAGCTAAACAAGCCGAAGATGACCTCAAGTTCCTAACTGAAGAGGCCGATGGTTTCTACGGATACGTTAAACAACAGCAGTCCCAAGCTATGCAAGAACAAGCGAAGGAATGTGTCAAAGTTCTGCAGAGAGAAATCCCTGACTGGAACAATGCGATGTATAACGACATCCGTCAGTACGCCATTACTAACGGTTTACCTGAAGAAGCCGTCAATCAATATGTAGATCCTAATGTCATTATGTTACTGAATAAGGCTCGCATGTTTGACCAAACTACTAAGGTAGCCACCGTAAAAAAAGCCAAAGCAGCGAAAAAAGTCCTACGAACTAAGAAGGCACCACCGTCTAAAACTGACATTAAGCGTGAACGTCAGCAGAAAAATGTGGACCGCCTAAGAAGTAACAGTAGTGACTTGGATAACATTGCAGATGTCATTATGTCTAATTGGGAATGATGCTAACTAATCTCAATTTTTTATAAAGGTAATTAACAATGACTATGCTTTCAAGCTATGCAACCGTGGGGTTGGCTGAAGACGTTTCGCAAACCATTGCAAACATTTCGCCTAAACAGATTGGGCCGCTATAGAGTAATCTATAGTTGTAACTAGGAGAATTGCTGGAAAATCGTAGTAGCGTGGTAGCTGCCGACAATCAGCAGCCGAGCCTCATCATGAGGAAGGTTCAACGACTATCCCGAAAGGGAGTACACCCAAGTGGGTGGAAGCACCTAGCCCCTCTTTTATAGAGGGTGAAGATATAGTCTGACCAGCATAGAGATATGCTGCAGTCCTGAAGAGGGACGGAGTAGGAAATAACGAGCCTACTTGAACATAAGTGACATCCACACCATTTCAATCAATGATTAAGACTGAGAAAGTTTCAGCTCGTAACTTTGATTTTTTAGAGGACTCTATTAGGGCAGCCGGAGTCAATGCGCTTGTAGAAGGAGCTGATGCTTCAACTACAGCTATTGGTCAGCCTACTGTTCGTTCTAACGTCACTCAAATCATCGGTGAAGCATTTAAAGTTGCTGCTACTGTTGATGCGGTTAAGACTCATGGTAGAGCAAAAGAAACAGCGTTAAAAATGGTATGCGCTGTATAAATCATGTGAATTCAGGGGAAGCCTAAGTCGAAAGATATGGTAATCCTGAGCCAAGCCTCAATTCTTGAGGAAGGTGCAACGACTATTCCGTAAGGAAGTACACCCAAGTGGGTGGAAGCGCATGAGCCTGCAGTTAAAACAGGCGTAATATAGTCTCATCTTATGTCGAAAGCATAAGCAGTCTTAAGGATAAAGACGGTTCAAGAGTAACGACCTTGAGCGAAGATTGGTCAAATGATGCCTTGGCCAAAACTTTAAAAGCAATCAAGCTCGATGTAGAAAAGGCTATGGTTGGAGTAGACCAAGCAGCGGTTAACACTAACGCTTCTACTGCTCGTAAGATGGCTTCTGTTTCACAGCAGATTTCTACTACTGTAGATGCAGGTTCCAATTCAACTGACGCGCTTACAGAGGCCAAGTTGATTGAGCTGCACCAGACCTGTTATACCAATGGTTCTGAGCCAACAGTGCTTATGATTAAGCCAGCTGATGCAACTATCGTTGCCGGGTTCGCTACAGCCACTGGTCGTAATCGTGAAATTGATGCAAAGACATTGGTTA